AGGGAGCACAGGTGGGGGTCTATATTACCCCCCACCTAGGCTACCGGATACCGGTAGCCTGGATCCAAATTTTAATTTTGATCCAAATTTTATGCGATTTTTGGACTATAGTCGAAAACGCCTCTTTTTTCAGTTTTTGTATCTGATGTGAGAAGTCTGATTAGTATATAAGGGAGCACACCCCCCGGTTTTCTAGTGTGCTGCCGTGTAGCAATTGGATGCTTGTCGTCCTAATGCCAGGCCGTCAGACCAAGAATTTTGTGTTTGTTTTGAATAATTACACGGAGGACGAGGTGTGCCTGTTGGTGCCCAACGCACAGGTGCGATACGTGGTTTATCAACGTGAGGTTGGCGAAGGCACTGGTACTCCGCATCTGCAGGGATACTTGCAGACGTTCAACAAGAAAACGTTCAAGGGTGTCCAGAACGCTACTGGTGTTCCTCGTCTTGCTTTGAAAGTTCGTAATGGGACCCACGAAGAAGCGAGAGCGTACTGCCTCAAACAAGAAACGCGAGCCGAAGGCGAGGCGTTCGAACAAGGTGACCCGTGCAAAGGGTCAGGTCAGCGTTCCGATCTCGAGTCTGTCAAAGCAATGCTCGACGGAGGAGGGACGCTTGCTGATGTCGCAGATTCATTCTTTGGCTCGTTTGTCCGGTACAACCGGGGATTTCGTGAGTACCAGATACTCAAGCGACCGCAACGAACCTGGCTTACTCATACTACCGTTATCTGGGGTCCATCAGGCGTGGGAAAAACACGACGGGCTCTGGAAGAGAGTGGACCCGCTGCCTACTGGGTTTCGAAGCCGAATGCCGCTAGAGGCGCTGTTTGGTTCGATGGATACGATGCTCACGAGTGCATTGTCATCGACGAATTTTACGGATGGATCGCTCGCGATCTCATGCAACGCATGTGCGACCGGTACCCCCTGCTTGTACAAACGAAGGGCGGGACGGTGCCTTTCCTTGCGAAGCGGATTATCATCACCTCCAATCAGTCTCCAGCAGACTGGTGGAAGATTGGACTTGGAGCCATGGAGCGACGGCTTGCCGAGCCCCATGGCACGATCATCGAGATGCGAGCCGAAGGCGAGCCAGTCATTGTCCCCTGGCCTGGGGCGGTCCCCGTCCCCTCCTCTATCCTTGGTGGAAGCTATGCAGATGGCTTCCGTCGAGCGTAGCGGACCTTTGGTATGATGGTTTACTTGGTGTTTTGTGTACGGGTGTAATCGGCCGTGGCGTATTGAAGCATAAAATGTTCCCCATTAGGAGCGGCTCAGAATTTTCGGGGCCCACATACGGACGACGTAGTCGATCGTAGTAATCATTTTGAAGCCCTTTGCGGTCGCATCAAGACCGATGGCTTGTCCGTTCACGGTGTAGTACACCAAGTTGGATGGGTTCGCCCCGAAGTTGGCTGCTTGGCTTGTCGGGACTTCGCCGCGCTTGAGTTTGAAAAAGTCGTACATGTCGTAGCTGTTGTTCAATGTCAGCGTACTGTGTGATCCGTTCGGGATCATCTGCATCGCGCCCCAGTTGGTCTTGGGCTGTTCGCAGAACGTGCCCATTGCATCGTTTGTTGCGGCTGGTAGCGTGCTTGCGTCGCGTACGCCGACCGCGATACTCAGTGTGTCAGATACGGTCGCGTCGTCGTAGACGAAGCGTATGTTGATTTTGCTTGCGACTACCATATTCTCGGAGTAGAACTGCCCCCACTCATCGTGCCCAAGGGGCTGATGGCCGGTGCTCGTCACGTTCGGGTCGTAGATCGCGTTTGCTGCCCACTGGTACGAGAAACGCCCAGATACTGCCAGGTATTCTGCGAACTGTGTCACATACCGCATTTTCACGAACTTGTTTGCTGGGAAAGAGCTGCCGAGCCCGCCTGACCCCGACAGTCCTCGTGAGACCGCATGGCTCCGACGAAAGCCAAGACGCTGCTGCTGTCGAGCAGCGCTTCGAGCTCGCGCTTGCCTGGCTCGTTGCAACGAACCGAAAGGGCTTCCAACGTTTCGAATAGCAGCGTAACGTGCTCGTCCTCGTGAGGTTGGCATTCTAGCGTTAACGATAGTGCGTGCTGATACAGTTGGTCTATCCAAGAGCTCGGCTGCGTGTTCCAAATATAGTTTTCGGTATTCGAGATATTTGTGTCTGTACTGCTGTGCTGTGAGATTCGAGACATGAAGGGTCTCGTCCTCTATCTGTGCAATTGCAAATCTAGTTGCTGCTTTTTGAACTTGGAATGAGTTCATTATTGATAGACTCGCGCACAAAGACGTACTTAGGTTAGCCTTTAACGCCGTAGGCCATTTGTATGACCTGATAAAGTCACGACCGAAGGGAGCACAGGTGGGGGTCTATATTACCCCCCACCTAGGCTACCGGATACCGGTAGCCTGGATCCAAATTTTAATTTTGATCCAAATTTTATGCGATT